CGCCTCCAACTGCGCCTCAAACTGCTGCTTTTGCTGCTCCATCGCCAACTTGGTCTGGTTCTTGAGCTGCTCCATCTGCATTTGCTGTTGCAGTTTGGCTTGCTGTAGCGCCGACTCCATCTGCATCTTGGACGCTTCCATCTGGCCCTTCTGCTGCAACTCGGCTTGCTTGCCTTGTTGCTCGCCATCAGGCTGCTGTTGCATCGCGGCTTGCTGCAACTGTTGCAATGTGGAGTCAATCTGGCCCTCAATCGGTCGCGCGGCCTTAAATGCCTGCATACCAAAGCGCAGCAACTCCATCATCATCGGCACCATCTGCGGGCTCGCCTGGCCAACCGGCAGGGCTTGCGCGAGGAAGCCACCAAACGCTTGCAGGAACTGCAAACGGTCTTGTTTCATCTGGTTCTCATCCAGCATCACCAGGCTATCGGCGGCAATGTCGATGCGGAAATTGCGTAGCGGCTTGTCCTTGAGCAGCTGCAACGCCTGCGGGATCAACTGCTGATCCGCTGGTGTCATCTGTTGAGCCGCGGCATACGCCAAAATCGTCTCGGGCTGGTAGTGCAAGCACATGACTTGCGCCTTGAGGCGAATCAGCTCGGACGCAAAGAGGGCAACGTCCTCCTGCAACGCGCGTAATCGCAAGCCAGCATATTGCCCTTTTATCTGCTGGGCGGTCGCCGTTTCCGACGCGAAGGATGTCCCACGGATGATGTCCGAGATACCCGTGATTTCGTAGATCTGGGACTTGATGTCCTCTCGCGCTCGGTAGCATTGGAGGAGGGCGTTGGCGAGGGTGTCGAGCGGGAGGAGGTCAATGCTGCCTTTAAGGCCGCCTTTCTCGCTGAAAGCCATCCACTTATCAACTGGTATAAGTGCATTGTTGTCGCCCTCCGTCAGTAGGCGTTGCAGCGCAGGCTGGCTGGCGTCATACACGCCACGCACACGCAGCGCCTTAACCAAGCCATCAATGCGGTCGGACAGGATGTCCAACTCCATCGCCTGGTCTTGATAGAGAACAAAGTCAGGAACCGGAACCAGCGTGTCGCTAGTGATCGTGGCATACAGCGGTTTCGGACACGGGAAGAAGCCCTCAAGGCCAAGCGGATCGTCGCGCTCGTCGATAATCTGCGGCATTCCCTTGCAGAACCAATAGACCTTCTGCTTTTCCTTGTCCCACAGCTCGCAGATCTTTGCGCGGTTGTAGGTACGCTTGGACTCGTTGTAGGCGTTGAGCGGCTCTGGCCCTTGGTCGAGCGGGATCTTGCGCGCCATCTCATCGCCAAACCGTTCTGCCAACGCCTCGCGGGTCATGTAGACCCAGCGCCATACGCAGGTGACTTCTTCCCAGGTACGCGCCTGGGAGTGGCCAAAATCACGCCAATGGACGTAATCGGTGGGCGCACACTCGTACTCAATACGCTCGAGCGACGGCGGCGCGCCTTCACCCTGCTCGATGTTTGACGTCACGCTGACGCCATCATCCTCAATGCCGATCGGCGCAACGTGCGGCTCATAGCGCACCCAAGCTGTGCCACGGCCACCAAGGAACCGATCCTCAACGCAATAGCTCATCGTCGAGCGGAAATCGGGGTAATGCTCGATCTCAAAGTCGATCGCGCGCTCGAGCAACTGCCCGGCTACGCGACCCACCGGGTCGTTATCGCCAAAGCGGCGGCTGATGTCAGCCTTGGGGAGCTTGGCGTACACGGCAGGCTTCAGCGTCTGCACGTTTGACCAAAGGATGTTGAATTTGGCCGATTCGGTAAGCGTCTGCCCGCGGGTGTCGTCACGGTAACGCTTGATGATTTTCTTGGTGCGAGCTGACCACTTGGCAAACTCGTTATCGTACTGACCGATCGTCTTGAGATACTTCTCGAGATCGCGGCTCATCATCTGTTCCATCAGTCGTTCCCCTTGTTCCGGCTGCTGATGGCCTTTGCCTTGGCTTTGGCTTCCGCCTTACTGCCGGCGCCCCAGGCTTTGAGTGCGAGGGCTAGGCGTGTCGGCTCACCGTTCTTGACCATTGGCCCAGGCATATTGCCCATGCGAGCCAGAAAGGAAGCGCGGCGCGGGTTATCGCCTGACTTGACCGGCGGCTTGAGGGTGCCACCCGTCTCGGCCTTGTAGCTGGCACGACCCTTGGCGTTCAAACCGCCTTTCGGGTTCTTGCCCTCTTTGCGCTGCCAGGCTGCTGTCATTTCTTGGCCGTCTTGGCTGATTGTCGGAATGCGTTTGCGGTGGGCGCGCCAGGCTCACCAGGCTTGCGGGTGCGCTCTACCGGGCGCCCTTCCCGACGTTGCCGAGCTTGCCGTTCCTGTTTGGCAAGAATGTTTGCGTACAGTCCTGCCTTGCTCATTAGACGTAATCGCTGAACAGGCCAACGACGGCCATTGAGGAGTTACCGCTGCAAGTGGCGGTGATCGCGCCCTTGGTGGCGACGTTCAGCTCAACGCTATATACGCCTGCGGTGGTCGTGGCCGGGAAGCTCACCAGGGTCGTGTTGCCGTCTTTGAGGATGGCCGACGCTTCGGTGTTCGATGCGACATTGACAACCACTCGCTGGATGTACGCGCCAACCGATCCGAAGGCGGTCGTGGACGTAGCGGCCACGGCGACGTAATTATACCGAGTGGGGGAAAGAGTACTCATATCCGCGCTCTCCTCGACGTCTGTCGATCGTGGACTGCCCACATATCGTTCAGCGTCACCGTGTTCTGTGGCCCAACCATAAGCGGTTTTTGCTCCAATGTTGGGGACTTGTCAGCGACCTCGCTCCATGATACCGCAAGCATTCGGAATGCGTCACTAGGGTGTGATGTCCAATCGTGCCGCGGTGAAACCCGGTAACTGCGCTTGTCCTCGTCGTACTCGCGTTGGTACTGGCACAGCGCCTCAACGCCATCGTGGCATTTCTCTGCGTCAAACCACACTCGAGGCAGCGTCATGCGTACTGCCTGGATGCCGTTTTGCAGGCCGATGTCCGGCACGACAGCAAGTTTGCCGGCGCCAAGATAAACCGCGAGCTGTTCGATGATGCTGCGGCCCGTTTGTAGGCTCTTGGCCCTGGCGTCATGCGGCAGGTAATGCTTGGCGTATTTGTACGGCTTGCTCTCGACCGCTTCGGCGATGTCGTGAATGTCAGCGCCCGACACGGCGTAAAAGTCGATGCAGCGGATCTCACCGCGCGTGACCTGGTAGAACCATATCGCGGTGTCGTCTCTGAAACCGAGATCCCAACTTGTATACACAGGCAGCTCGGGATCATATGGCACCCGCGTGATGCGGCCCTGATCCTCTGCCTGGCGCATCTCTGAACCATAAAAAGCACCGAGGAGGGCAGCCGAGAAGCTGGTTTCATACTCCTGCTGGTATTGATCCTCGGTCAATTGCGCTTGAGCGGCGGCTAGCTCGGACGCCGGGAGAATCCCGCTGGTTGAGGCGGGCAAGCGCAGCAGGAACCACTCGCTAGGGTTTCGAGTGGCTAGTTCGTAGATGTCATAAAACTGGTTGCGCCCCTTTGGCGTACCGCCGAACACGCACCATCCGTTTTTATCACTCAAGGCGGGGCGAATGACGTTGCCCCACACGCTCGGTTTCCAATCTCCATATTCATCAGCGTATACCCCCGAGTAGCCCATTCCGCGCATCGCATCTGCGTTGTCAGCTCCGAACAAGCGGATCTGGCTACCGTTGATCAGCGTGATGGTCAGTTCTTGTTCGTTGACGGATTGGATGATTGGGTGTGCGCCATCCTTGAAGTATTGCCATGCGACTGCTTTGGCCTGGGATCGGTACGGTGCGACGTAGGCGAATAGGCCATATGGCCCCTGGTACATAGCAGCAGCGCGAATCATGTCATTGACCGCGGCGACGGTCTTACCTGCGCGGCGGTGTGCGACAAGGCAAGCCCAGCGTTTCGTGCGTTCATGGAACGGCATAAACGCCTTGCGCGGGCGATAGGGCAAAATTATTCGGGAGCCATCCATCCGATCTGTACCTTGACCGGGCCGTTATCCTGGCCGGTGATCTCTTGCCGTGCCAGCTTCGGAACGTGGTACTCGAGCAGGGTGCTGAAGCAGTCAAAGGCAGCCTGTGGCCCCTTCTCCTCTGCGATCTGATCTAGCCACCCTTGGAGGCGGTCTGCGTTTCCGTCTACGAACCGCGCAATGGCTTCTCTGGCGGCCTGGGTGGACTTATTCGGCAATCCCTTCGGTCTACCCGGCCCAGGTTTTCTACCCTTTTTAAAAGTTCCGTCGTTCATCGTCGTAATGCCTTCGCTAATTTGACTCTTGTGGGTTCAAACACGGTGGCAACTCGAGCCTCGGGGCTGTAGTAGCCGGCATATCCGTAGGCTCGCATAAGGCGCTCAAAGTCGTTTGCGCGTTGAGTAGCGTCAATGGCGCCAGGGTTCATCTGCGCCATCGGTGAGGTGGTATTCACGACGTCAGCCAGGATGCCGAGCTTGGCCGGGTCGCGTCTCATGTTGTAAAGGTTTTCGCCCTGGGCTGTGTAGACGTTAGGGCCAAGTCCTGCTTCGGGGCGTACTGCACCAGGCTTGCCGGTGTAGAAATAGGTGCGATCGCGTATGTCAGGCGCGCCGCGGAGGCGGGCGGCTTCTTCGCCCTTGATGCCGGTGCCATAACGGCTGGGATCGGTCTGCGTGAGGCTAGGGCTTTTGCTGTAGTGCGTCAGCGCCAGGCTTTGTGCGGTGCCAGGATCTGGTGCAATCAATCCCTCAAAGCCAGGGATCGGTGCGCCCATATAGTCAATCTGGATCATCTCCGCAGGCAGTACGACTGACTTCTGCGGAGCATATTGAAAGTTATTGAACAGCTTTTGACGGTTTGCCCTCAAGCGATTGAGGGTTTTTTCGTCATAGCCGTACTGTTGGGCCGCAGCGATTTCTGCGTCAGCTTCCAAAATCGAGTTTTTCAATTCCGCGTTGAGCGGTGAGTAATTAACCAGGCTGTTCTGGCCTCGGGTTTCACTCGACATGGCGATGCGGGCAAGCGGGCTGAACATCTGGCTGTGGGCGGCCCAGGCGGTTTCTTCGCCCATCGGGCCGAACTGGTTGCGGTGTACGGCGTGGCCAAAATAGTCGTGTACCGCGCGAAACATTTCGTTATACGAAAGCCCGGTGTCGGGGTCGGTTGAGCCAAGGAAATCGTGCGGCTCACCGCCCTGATAAACGAACATATGCCCGCGTTTGTCGATGTCCTCAAACATCTCTTTACTGGACTTGTAGTTGCCTTCGCCGCCGCGGTAATACGACATGGCGATCGGAAGTGAGTCGAACTGCGACTTCACTTCTTTCGCAAGCTGCAAATACGATTTCTCGAGCAGGTCGTCGTAGCTCTTGACTTTGGCCTTTTGCAGTACGTCCGGCATCGCCCGGTCATACGACTTCAGCGTTGCGGCTTTGTATTGAGGCGTTTCTTTTGTGGCCTCAAGGAATATGCGCCCGATCGGTGCTTGTTTCTGCAAGCTGCTCGGCGGGTTTTTCGGCAGCTTGTACGGAGTGCCAAACTCCCTTTCGGTGTATTGGCTGGCAACCTGTGCCGGTGTTAAACGTCGTCCAGAAACGACCGATGGCGCATTATCTGCCGCCACCGCCAGGCTTTGTCCTCCTCGGACATTTCCACCTTGGGGCGTCCGTTGCGGAGCTTTTCCAGCTCCGACATCAATTGCCGGTGTTCCGCCAGCGCCTGTTTGGCGGATTCGGAGGAATGGCCCTTCTTGTCGTCTTTCATAACTCACCTTGGGTGTTTTGCGGGACGCGCCCATGCCCGCGATCGTGCCTTCGACCGGGGCCAATGCTGACCCACCGATGCTGCCGCCTGTAATGTTAGCGGCGACGTTGAAGGCTTCTTCGGGACTGACGCGACCGCCCTGGGCGGTGAAGCCTGGCGCCACCACGGCTTTTGCTGCGTCATACAGCACCTGCGGGGCGACTAGGCCGGTTTCGCGGCTGTAATAGGGCAGGATATTGCTACGCTCGATGTTCGGTTGTAGGCCCGTCAGGCGCTGCACTTCGCGCTCGAGGGTAGGCTGGGTGTCGGCCATCATGGCCTGCTCGCGGCGATCAGCAGCGAGGGCCAGCTCCATGCGTTGGCGATCGGTTAGCTGACCCGTAGCCGCGGCCATACGACGACGCTTTTCGTCCTCATACGCCAGGGCAGCTGCGAGTCGGCTCCGATCGACCGCCATTTATTTAAAACGCTCCAGCTTGTAAATCAACGTTGTAATCTCGGCAACGATTTCGTCCACAATGTTTTGCAGGTCAGTTTCCTGCGGCAAGTCGCCTCGAATACCCTTCACGAACGTCAACAGGCTATCGGCGTATTTTTTCGCGTCCGATTGAACCTTAAAGCCTTCGGGATAATCCGCCAGCGGGATAATTCCCCTGTGTCCCTGATAACTTTCCGCCCAACGGTCGGCAAGCCCCACAATATTTTCATAGTAGTGGCCCAGGGCTTTATGGCTCGCGTAGCTCGCCGTCTGCAAATGAAGGAAGTGCGTCGCGGTGGCTGAATGCAGCAAAACACCTACGAATTCGGCAGCGTCCTTGTGGCTCATTGCGGCGTTAACCTTAAATTGGGCAGGATGATTGCAGTCGTAGCATCTCCCAGCGCAAACCGCTCTGTCAACTGTTGTTCGGGCGGGTAAACCAGGATGCGATGCGTGAGATCAATTTGCATCGCATTCCAGACACCTTTCTCAATTCCCTCAAAGTCATCAAGGGTGATGATGGTGTTTGGCGTGAACAGGCGCTCGAGGTGCGGCTTGTCGTCCGGCTGTAGTCGCCCGTCTAGGTGGAGCAAGTCAATCTTGCCATCTAATTTGCTGAACATTTCTGTGGAACTCCCGTGGTATTGCGTGATCTTGGTTGCGATCGGGAGTTTGAAATCGTGAGTCATGTCGCAGGTATGCGTTTCCGCACCTAAACGCGACAACACAAAGGTTGATTTGCCGATGTAGGTGCCAATTTCGGCTACCACTTTGGGACGGTAATAACGCACCACAGCCCAGAGTGCGATGAGCGAGGCGTGATTGGTGCTGCCGGTTTGGCGGGCAGGGTCGAGCTTTTCTAGCCCCTCGATGATGTGCCAGGGTAGATCTGGCAGGTCAGCGAATAAAGTGTCCCAGATCGCTCGAGAGAGTCGTGTTGGGGTTAGATTGAGCATATATTCTCCTGATGTTTGTCTTTTTCCACGTTGGCGACGACATCGCCATGCCCACCGCGATGGTGTTTTCCATCCGGCGCCACAACCCTGACGCGACCATTATCCAGGTCACAGACGGCTATACGCCTGTCGTGCCTGGCGTCTCGAGGGCGTTCGTCACCCAGGGCAATCGGCAGTACCTGATGCAATGGCGCACCAATGCGTTCGCCGAGCTGGGGCTGGTCGAACCGGCGTTCTACATGGACACCGACATGATCGTGCGTCACCCGCTGAACGCCGAGGTAATCCTTGAGGGCGCGGTTGCCATGACCCGGCGCGAATTCAACCGTGATGCCGTTTTTAATCCGCGGCAGCGCGGCCAGGACTTCAGCGAATACACCGGCAAGACCCTTGATGAGATCTACCCTTACGTCGGTTGCTGCACGATTACGGCAGATTGGGGCGTATGGGCGGATCTGGCCGAGATGTATAACGTCCTGCCGGATAAGTTTCGCGTGTGGTACGGCGACCAGGAAGTGCTGCGGGAGTACGCCAAGCGTGTCCCT